TTGTTTTGTCAGATATGATTGAAATCTCTTCAGTTTGAAACAATGTTATTTCACAACTCATAAAACTACGTTTTCCGTATTTTATACCAGATTCTCTGATATCCAAATCAACAATTGTGTTGTTTTTTAAAAAATCATATTTTTCGTTTAAATTAAAATAATTAAACAAATCTTGTTTTAATTTTTTATTTATGTCTTTAATTATTCTAGAGTAATTAACATCCTCATCTTGGGTTAATGGTTCAGCCCACGCTGAAATGTTTATATAAAACGATTTTGGGTGTTTATTATCCACACAACCATAAATTATATTGTAGTTATTATGGTCGTCATTTTTGAATTGTTTTCCTGTTTTCATATTCTGGTAATTTAATATACAAATATAATTAATTTCCAGGAATTAGTCAACACATTTAACGACCCATTTTACCCCAAATTGAAATACCAATTCCGACAATAATTTGGATAAACGACATAATAGCTATAGCAGCTACCCAACGATTTTTTTGACGATACAATTCATCTTTGGCCTCCTTCATTTGGCTAGGTGACCAAACGTCGTTTACTTTGGCTATCCACCCTGTGTTAGCTTCAACATTTCTTTCAATGTTTTTTACATCGTTTAACTTAAGATTCATTTCGTTAAGTTTTTTATCAATATCGGTACGCATTTTTTCTTGAGTTTCAGCCAAACGTTCTAATTCTTTTAGAACTAATTTACTATAGTCTCCCCATGTATCTTTACTTTCAGCCATTTTTTTATAAAATTTTAATATTATTTAATATTGTCTTTATTGTTGCACACATATTTTCGTAACATTTCATTTTTGATTTAGGGGTTTTAGAACCTTCAATCTCAACAACACCTTTTTCTACAACATTTTTTAAATGTTTAATTATTTTTTTATATTCTACTTCTGATTCTTCACGACCACATATTTGGTCCGTTAATTCTCTTAATTTTAAAATATTTTCACTTGGAACACTTTTCATGATTTTTATTTATTAATCAATGTTATATTAGACTATTTTTTAATTCTAATAGTTTAGAAATATTTTTGTTAAAATTTTCATTGATTTCAAATTTGTCATTTAAAAGTTTATCTTTAACTCGCAATAATCTATCTTTTGTTTCTAAATTAGAATCCGTTAATTTAACATTAATCATATCGATACATTCTCTTACAACACCAGTATAAACCTCTTCCTTTTTAGTGTTATCCGAATCAATTAAAACTTTTAATACTTTTTTTTCAGTCTCACTTAGAGAAGCATATTTTTCATTATACTTATCAACCATGATTGTTGATAACATACTGTTAGGTAAATCAAACGATTCGTTAACATTTTTTTCTTTTTTGTTTTTCATGTGGTTTATAATATAAGCAGTTGCTTCTACTATAGCGTCAATATTTTTAGCTGTTTTCTTTGTAAAAATAAGCTTAGTGATATTTTCATGTAACACAATATTATCATCAGTAGATTCTGTTTCAAAAATAATTGGGTCAGCCAATTTAAAATTAGCTTCCATAATATCTTTTTTAGAGAATTTTTGTAACAAAGCTATGTTTTCTTGAAGGAATAAATTAGCTTTTAATTCATTTTCTTCAATCTTGTTTTCTATGTTGTCATAAACCAAAAATTGAGTTTTTAATATCTCATTTTCTTTGATTGTTTTAACGTAATGTTTGAAAAGGTTTTTGTTTTCTTCTTTGTTAGAAACAATACCTTCAACCATTAATTCGTTAAATTTGTTTTTTATTTTACCAAAATTTTGCATAGGTTTATTTTTATTAATAAATATAACTAATCGATACAAAAAACGTTATTCATCTAACATTTTATTTATGTCTTTTATCATAGAATCGATATCGTTATTTATTTTAATTGTTTTGTCGTAAATTTTAACGTTTTCATCTACAACGTTTGCATCACTATTAACTGACTCAATTAATTTATTGACAAATCTACCTTGATATTTGGTACTTCTATCTTCTAATTTTTTAGCAAGTTGTGTTTTACGTTCTGTCAATAAGTTATCAGCTTTCTTTAGCATCTCTGTTAACTCAGCTTCAGCTTCAGTTCCAGCTTCAGCACCAGCTTCAGCACCAGCTTCAGTTCCAGTTTCACCACCAGCTTCAGTTCCAGCTTCAGCACCAGCTTCAGCTCCAGCTTCAGCGCCAGCTTCAGCACCACCAGCTTCTCCAGAGAAATCTAAGTCTTCACCGCCTAGACCACCGCCACCGAATGAACCACCTAGGCCGCCTCCACCGCCACCGCCACCAGCGGCACCACCTTCACCTTCAGCTCCACCACCGCTACCACCAGCTAGCGCTGCTTGATAATCACCATAGATTCTATCAACTGTGTCAAACATACCAGTATGTTTAATAATACTAGCAGTATTAGCTAATTCAGCCGCAGCGGCTTTCTCCATACGTTGTTCAAGTAAATCTTGTTTGATTTCATCATCAGCCCAACCCATGATTTCTCTATGAGCTCTAGTCCATGACATAGCAGCCAATCCATTTCCAATGTCTGAGGTAGCATCTTTAAGTAAAGCAACTTTAGCAGCCAAATGTTCAACTTTAAGCATTTCAGCTTGTGTTGATGGGTTGTTAAGTGTAAGTGTAAAGTTATCCAAATCTTCTTCAAAACCTAAGATATACAAGTGTATGATAGCAATCTTGTTAAGTTCTTGAAGCATTGATTGTTGAATACGGTTAATCGTTCTAGAAAAACGAATATCTTGTAGTGCTAGGTTTTTACCATCACCAGCAGTTTCTTCAAAACCTAAGAATGGTTTTGGAACACGTAACGCAGTAAATAAGTTTCTTTGCAAATATTCAATATCAGCAATTTGGTCCAAATTAGATGCACCAGGTAAAGTCTCAATCGGATTAGGTGCGTCTTCACTTCTAACAGGGATAAAGAAATCTTGGTCGTTAGATAATTGATTGTATCTTAAATCTATTTGACCAGTTTGTGGGTCAACAATTGGCATACGTTTAAACCTGTCAGCGATTTCATTTACGTATTGTGCAACGTCAGCGTCGTCAATGTTACCTACATATATTTTATAAACACGTCTTTCTGGCGCCCTTGTAACACGATATACAAGCATTGAATCTTCAGATAAGATAAGTTGTTTCCAAATACGTCTAGCTTTTTCTAGTACAGATGTACCGTAAGGTAAACGTCTATCATCACCCAACAAACGGAAGTGAGCAATTTGCCATGAGTTGAATTCGATATCACGACCTCTCCAATAAAACTTTACTCTGTCTTTATCGTTTTCATCGCTAGATGCTTGCTCTCTACCACTAACCAAATCATACAATCCAGCTTCCCTACGTTCCATTTCGTAGTTAGGCATTTGTTTGGCACCAAGAACACCTTGTTTATCGCTGATATTTAAGTATATGAAATTATCTCCATATTTACAAGTGTTTCTAGTCCACATTGGTAAAGTTGTGTGTAAATCCAAACGGTTGAAGAATAAATCTTCTATAATACCTTTAACACGTTTACTATCAGAATAAATGTTAAGCACTCTACCGTTGTTATTTACAGTTGTAGATTCTTCCATCATAACATCCAAAGCGGCTGCGATAGTTGGGTAAAACTCCATAGCTTCAAAATCTGAATATGAACCAACACGCGTTGTTTCATAATTGATAGATTGTTGAAACATACCATTTTCTACTTTTTTCCAAACTTGACCTAAGTATTTGTTTTGTTGAGCTTGAAGTTTTGCTGTTTCGTATTCTTCTTTACTTGTTGTTTTTAATAACTCACCATTGCCAACATTATAACGTTGTGTTGGTTGTTTTTGAGTTGGTTGTGTGTAATTAGGGTCAAGTACTCTACCTAACCTTTGAAATATTGTTAAATTTTCTTTTGCCATAGCATTATCTTTTTCTTTAATTATAATAAAAATTTTGTGGAATTAAATAGTTATTCTACATAATCACAAGCAACATAAGCAACACGTAGTTGCTCGCTGTTAGCCAAAACAATGTTATACGAATATGTCGATATCCAATCTTGACCTTGTGTGTTAGGACGAGCATCACAAAAATAATTTCGTCTATTATTTACAGCTGGTTTTCTTTCGAAATTATTTGGTGTTGGCGACCATTTATATAAATTAGGTCCCACACCTTTACGTATAAATACTTTTTTACCTAAACCCATGATTATCTTCTATTATTTAAGTTTCCAAACAGCCACATATGTTCACCTCTAGGGTCTTGAACATTTCTATATGCTCTATGTTCTGGATTTATTTTTTTTGTTACCTCACCAGTTGCTGGGTTAGTTACTTTAGTTGTTGTTTGAGTATTTGATGAACCACCCAACCAACTATTTAAAATTGCTTTATTTTGTTTTTCTAATCTTTCTAAATTTTTAAACGAATGTTCAACAACCCACAAAGCCATACCCAACGACATAAGCAAATCATCATGATACCCTTCCATGTGGTCTGGTCTACCATTTTTATAAACAAATGTTTTCATTTCTGATGTAAGTCTGCTTGAACGAATTTTAACACCGTTGGTTCTAATTTTATATTCTAAATTAGAAATCATAGGTAGACGAACGTTGGTTGCGTGAAATCCTGGGATTTTGTTATCTTTGTTGAAATGTGTCAACTCTCTTTGTCTAGCAGAAAGAATTTTACCGTTGGCATTATCGTAATGCAAACGTTTGTAATCAAATTCTAACAATTTCAATACTGTAGACACACCCATACCACCAGTAACATCGACTACGGTATATGCTTTGTATAAATTACCGTATTCTTCGACGATTTGAGCCAATAAATCTGGTTGTATCTTACCTTGGTATTCCATC